CCTTCCGGATTAGAGGTACGCATAGGAGCCACTGCCGAGCTGATCGAGAACATCAAGGCCTCTCTCACAGCTAACGAACCTAACGTAGTCATCACAGCCCTCCGTACTGGTGACCCTGCTGAGGACAACTCCAGCAATCGTGAGGCCTTTTGGGGTGCGCTCCTCAAATGGATAGGTCGGCCTGTTCCGGTTCTTGCCGAGCTAGTCGACGCTCAGGCTGGCCTGGGTCTAGGTATCCTCAAGGTTGCCTTCTATCCCTGGCCTAAGAAAGACCGCAAGCGGCTCAAGGGCGAACCTGACAAGGACTTTAGAGACCGCTTGAGGGCACTAAAGAAGAAGTGGGGGCCACCCTTCCGTGTCATCACCATCCATCCTCTGACCTTCTACTTCCGCAAAGGTCCTGGTAACGAGATCGCCGAATCCATAGAACACTCCTGGAAGTCCAAACGAGACGTATACCCCGCGTATGGCTTCGACACGGATGCGGAGCTCAATGCTTACGACCAGACCCTCGACTCGGAGATCGCTGAGGCGGTAGCGGCCACTCCAGGCCAGCCAGACCAGGAAATCCGCCCGTTCCCTTCCGGTCTAGCCTCCGAGTCTATGGTACTCGTCACTGAGTACCGTCGTGAGAGGATGCCCAACTCCGAGGGAGTGTACCAGGTCTACGTCAATGGACGTCTGGTCTACCAGGAGGTCGGGGACCCTAGCTGTAAATACTTCTTCTGCTTGGGGCGCATCACCAGCAGCAAGGACCCTGACAAGCTGGGCATCTCGGTTGCCGAGTCCTTCCGCCACAACGAGCCTCTCATCAATCGCGCCTTGACCCGCATGGGTGAGGCTGTTGAACTGCTGGTACGCAAGAGGCTGACCATTGAGGTGCCTGACGACTTTCAGTCCGAGATGGTTGCAGGAGAGGACAATAACCTAGTTCCCAAACAATATAAGTTCCAGGCTGACAAGGCCGACACTCTGCCTGCTGGCGCCAAGGTCATCGACCCCTTCAAGGGTATAGAGGATGTCTTCGGTGCCATGCCCTTCATCCAACTCCTTATGCAGATAATGGGTCAGCATGGTGTCTCGCCTATCTTCAAGGGTGAGCCACCCGGTGCTGCCGGCTCAGGCTACCGCGACAACTCCCTCTACATGATGGCCAAGAGCCAGTTTGAGTACCTCATCGAGTCCTACAGCGGTTGTCTAATTGACCTCATAGAGTGGCTAGAGGGCCAGCTAGTCAGCCGCGTCCGTCAGGAGATATGGTTGGGAGACCTGTCCCTCAAGCCTAAGGATGTACAAGAGTGGCCTGCCACCATCGAGGTCAACATCGACCCGCTGCTGCCACAGAACCTCATAGCTGAAGGTCAGTTCTACGACCGTATGCACACCCAGGGTCACATTGACCGTCGCTACTTCTTGGAGAAGGGCCTCCGTGTAGACCAGCCGGAAGCTATGATGCGGCGCAGGATGCTTGAGGACCTGCAACAGATGATGCTGCCTATGCTCTACCAGGATGTGCTAACGACTGTAGGCGCACTACCACCCCCACAGCCTCAGCTAGTTGGCCCTGACGGTCAGCCCATACAATCTCAGAACGGCGGAGGCGGTGGAGGCATGATTGGTGGTGCCAATGGTGGCGCTCAGGCCAACATCGCACAGATGCTACAGGAGATGGGAGGGCGTACTCGTCAAGGCCAGCCCAGACAACCGCCTGAGGAGTCCGGCTCAACACCGGGTAGGGAGGGCTTCTAATGCCCTTCATAACAGGTCCTAGCCTAGACGAGCTAGCCAGGGAGCTTTCTGCCTGGTACATCAAAACCAGAGAGGAGCTCATACAGGCGCTTGAAGAGGGTTATCCTTATGGCAGTGTCCCTCTCACAACCCGGCAGCAAGTGGACAAGTTTATGTCCATGACAGAGGAGGACTTGGAAGGCCTGGTGTCTAAACTGGTTGATCGGCACCGAGGCAAGCCCAACGCAGAGGCACTAGCGCGTAAGGACCTGGAGGACTACATGGCTAAGATGAACCGTATGTCCGTCTCAAGGAGAGCAGTCTAATGGCCAAGCAATATTGGACTAATAACCTAGGGTCCGAGATGTGGGTGTTCGACACCGGCAGTCTTCCCGCCTGGCGTGATCTGCAAACAGGTAAATACTCCACCACTAAGCCGTCTGAGGTGAGCAGGCAGTTTAATCCTTCAGGCCCCTTCTCTCAGCAGGACGCCCAACTGTTCCCCTATGCCAGCCAATACATTTCAGGGTTCCCTAGCGCAACAGGGGGGAGAGCGGTTAGTCCACCGCTAACAGGCGAGAGGTTCGGTCCTCCCGAGTCCCTTGCTTACACTGGACCGCCCGAAGGTGCGGCTGCGCCAGGCGAAGTCCCTACTCTGAATCCCGACGACTTCTGGGAGAAGCTGGACGAGTTCGGCAATGTCGTACCTGCCAAGCCTAACGAATCAGGCGCTGTGTTCAATTACGGGGCCTGGGATGATGCCAACAAGTCTGTGGCCAGTGTTGCAGCAGGTTACGGTCCGGGTAGTGGGCGTGCAGGCCCTACCGCCGCTGAGCTAGCCATCGAACGCTCCAAGGTGCAGGCTCAGAACCTTGCCACCTTCGTCAGTGGAACAGTTGCGGAGTTGGAAGCGGAGATCAGTGCCGGTAGGCTAGAAATGGACCAAGGCGTTGCGGAGTTCAACCGCAGACTAGACGCCTTTAGTGAGGCTGGTGCTCAGTTCCAGGGCATCCAGCCCTACACCATACCCATTGGAGCGGAGTATGCGCCGGGGTTCCAGCCTGGAGGGATAGGTGAGCAACTGGGTATCGAGCCTAGTAAGTCTCAGGTTATCCAGTTTGATCCCTTTGCTATGGCCAGTGAGATAGTGGCAGGGACGCCTGTGCTCACGGAGCCTGGAGTGCCTTCCGGTGATGCACTACGCAGAGCCCTTGAGACGGCCAGAGGTTTCCTAGGAGGTTAAGATGGCCTACACTGTTAAATCTGGCGATACCCTATGGGTGATTGCCCAACGGCTTCTAGGCAGCGGCTCCAGATGGAGGGAGTTGCTAGGCCCATCCGGTCTGGCCGCTAACTTCGACCCCAGGAGACTGCAAATCGGCACGGTTATCAAGACTGCTGCGGAGGCCAAGAAGAAGCCGGTAGCTAAGGCTCCAGCGCCCGCAAAGGCCGCTGCACCAAAGCCTGCTGTACCGTCTCCAGGCCCTGTTCCAGTTGACCCTGGCCTTGCAGCTAGGCAGTGGGAGGCCGCCCTAGCTCTCCAGAAGCAGTTAGCCGAGGAACAGGCGCAGTTACAGAGAGAGTCCCAGGCTGATGTCCGCAGACAGTCAGAGGCTCAGCTAAGTGCTAACCCTGCTGACTTCGTGGCCTATGAACTATACAGGAGATCACTGGAGGAGGAAGGCTTCACTCCTGAGAGAGCCTCCAGGTCCAACGTAGATATACAGAACCTCTTTAACGTAGCACTGGGACTGGAGGGTTCTTCGCAACTACCTGAAGGTATGGTGGAGGTTCCTGAGAATGTGGCGGGAGGCATCTTTGGATTAGGTGGGGACCCTAGCACCTCAACCCTTGGCAAAGGTCAGTTTGGAGTGAACCTACCTACTACTGGTTCGATCAGTAGAGCCGAGCTCCAGTCCTACAGTCCTACGGACCTAGGCATCCTAGAGAGCTTCCTCCGAGGTGGAGTCAAGACTGAGGGAGGCTTCCAAGGCATCAATCCGCAGGACTTCTTCACCGAGCTAGAGGAAGGCTTGATACCGACACTTACACCCACACGGACCCAGTATCGTCTCTAAGGAGGACTAATATGGCACAACATCCTACAGAAGAGGCCATGACCATTACCAGGAAGTTCCTGGGTGGAGAGCCAGGATTGCCTGACCAGTCATCCGGCGTTGCTCAGGACAGGGCCTTTGGCCAGCAGGGTCAGAGGAGGCGGAAGCAAGGCGCGGATGGGATTATAAGTCCTTCCACGCCGCCTCCGACAGGTGGCGCTCTATCCGAAAGATTCCTAAATATACCTGGCCCTGTAGGCTTCTCTCAGACTCCTCAGGGCAGAAGTATCCTCCAGCGCATCTTGGGTGAGAGGTTTGGCCGGAGGATATAGTGTGTATTGAAGCCTACGCAGCGGCACTACTTGATGGAGAAGGCTGTATTCAGGTAGGTACAAACGGTAGCTTTCCTTTAAGGGTTAGGTTCGGGATGACAGATAGGGCGCCACTGGATGTGCTTGCGGGTGAGTGGGGAGGAAACGTTAATACCCTAAAGCAAAGGCCTGGTGAACGCTTGGTGTACTACTGGGATATAAATTGCAGCTACGCTTTAGGCTTCCTAAAGGCTGTTGAGCCTTGGGTCTATGGCAAAATAGCTCAGGTCGAGCTTGCTCTCACCTATCCGCTCTTTGGTAAACGTGGACATACTCCCTTGCCTGTGGAGGTTGCTGAGTCTCGTGTGAGGATTCGCGAGGGTCTTAGAGCCGTGAGAGAGTCCTAAGAGTGTCCAACCTTTGGGAGTATGAAAGCAAGACCTTAGGAGGCCGTCGCCGTGGCTTCTTGAAGGCCGCTCAGACCTCGGGCTTCCACAAGCTAGTCCGTAGCTCCTTACTCTCTCGTGGCATGGACCCTGACATTATAGAAGGTCTTACTGCTCCTCCCTCTGTGACCAAGCCCATAGAGCGCGACACCATAAAAGAGATAGTGCCTCCTACTGATGTCAGCAATACTCAGAGGTCTTTACAGACCAGGCCCAGGACCACGTTTATTCCACCTGAGGAGCGGCGAACAGAAAAGCGCGGGCTGTCTGGAGGGCTGCTCAAGGCGGTAGGTGAGGTAGCGGGCCAGGCTGCGTCTGATGTCCTGTCCATACTGGACGTTGTGGACATACCCAGGCGAGAGGTAGGCAAGCCTGTAGCCAGAGTCATACTGGAGCCGCTGGCGATGACAGCGGACTTACTCAACGCCCTCTCTCCTGCTAACATCCCCGGCATACCCAGCATACGAGGAGTCACCAGGCCTCCTCTCACTGGTGGTGAGATACGTGGAGGCACCTCAGTAGAGATACTGTCCTACATCACCGACCCTCTCAATGTTGCCTTCTTCGCAGGACCCGCCATCAAAGCTGCCAAGGCTGCTACACTAGGCGTCAGGCTGGGGCTCAAGGATGCCCAGGCTCTACGCAAGGTTACTCCTCTTGCTAGGCGCCTCATGGTTGAGGAGGCTGGTGGGCGTGCTCCGGAGGAACTCGTAATTTCATTCCGTGGTACAGGTCCTAGTGGTCGTGGCCTTGGAGTGGCCACTGAGGGAAAAGGACTTTATGTGACCAAGGACCGTGACATCGCAAGGTTCTTCTCAGAGGATATGCCTGGCGGCGGTATAGAGAAAGTCAGGCATACACCTCCCAGGAATCCCTTGGTGGTGCAGGACGAACCCTTATACCTCTTGCGAGATGAGCCAGGTATATTCCAGCCTCCAAGTAAGGGTGATTCGGTGTGGACGCAGATAAATAAGATAGCGGCCAGAAGGGCAGGTCACACGTCGGAGGCAGGCACCGATGCTACGCGAGACCTGGCAGGCAAGTTTATAAGCGAGGAGGTCCGTAACAGGGGTTATGATGCCATACAGATTAGAGGCGGTGGGGGTAGCTGGGATGTACTACTGGACCCTGCTCTGTATGCTGCCGAAAGAGGAGGCTTCCCCGCTCGCTTTGCAGGCAAGTCTCGTATACTGAGGGGTGGTCCTCCACCTGGTACTAGGCTGACCAAGTCCGTCCCAGTCCACGAGTCTCAGGAGATCAAGGACTTCCGCATCAAGCTCTCCGGCAACGGTCGCAAGCCACCTCCTCCGCCACCGCCGCCACCGCCTCCTCCACCACCGCCAGGACCGGCACCAAAGTTCTCAAGACTGCGGAGTGAGTCCAGAGTTTGACCATTACCAATCTGGATAACTCCAGACTGGTCGCCCACATCCTTGCCAAAGAACTCACGCATACGATCCCCGAACCTTACAGGACCAATCTCTGCCCTAAGGGCTTTCGGGTCACCCCCAGCAGCTTTAATAATCTTTCCAAACATGCCTAAAGCTTCTCGGTTAGTGGCTGGGTCCGTAAGGTCAAAGTTACCTAGCTGGAACCTATCAGCTGCTTGTTGACGCAGAGCGTCTAGTGTAGCATTCCCAGTTGGATTAGCATCCTGTGGACCAGCTCCCTGGCTCTGATTAGAACTACCGGGGTTACGACCCTGGATACGGGCTTGCTGTCTAGCCGCCTTACGAGCAGCTTG